CCACATGAAGGGCAATTAGCCCTACACTACCCTGAAAAGAAGGATGCCAGATTCCATGTAATTGTATGTGGCAGAAGATTTGGTAAGACTTGGGCTAGTGCTATGGAAGCTACTTACGTAGCATCCCAACCAAATAAACGTATTTGGGTTGTAGGGATGTCTTATCGTAAGGCTAGACTTATATTTAGAGAAATATGGCAAAGAATGGTTATTGGTCATGGAGAAGATGTAGATAAGGCATCTGAAAAAGATATGTATATTCGTTTTAAGTGGGGAACTACTGTAGAAGGAATGTCAGCAGATAATGCGGATTCATTAGTGGGGGAAGGACTTGACCTACTTGTAATTGATGAGGTAGCCAAGATGAATAAGAAGATTTGGGATATGTACTTATCTCCTACTGTAGCTGGTAGAAAAGGTAAGGTTATTTTTATTACTACCCCAGAAGGTAGGAATTGGATATATGATTTATATAAACTCGGCAAACAAGATGATGACTGGAATAGTTATACATCACCTTCTTGGAAAAATCAACACGAATTTCCATTAGGGAAAGATGATTCTGCTATTATAGAACGGAAGCGAAATATGTCTAAAGAACTATTTGGGCAGGAGTTTGGTGCAGAGTTTTCTGTATTTGAAGGTAAGGTTTGGGATTTCAATAGAGATAAAGATGTAGGAGACTTCCCATATGACCCTAATTTGCCTACATTTTGTACAATTGACTTTGGATATAGACAACCAGCAGTTCTCTTCATACAGACGCAATTTGATGGCGAATTTGAGCATATAAGAGTGTTTGACTGCATACTTCATAAGAATAATATCAAAACAGAAGACTTAATTAAAATGATTAAGGTCAAAGGATATCCAATCATGTCCTACTATGGTGACCCAGCAGGTGCAAATGTCCAAGGGCAAAGTGGTGCTGGAGACATGGAGATATTCAGAAGAAGTGGAATTGTAGTAATGTCCACAAAAGATAGAATGAGTAGAAATATTGTTAATAGTGTATCTCATACCAGAGGATTCTTTGAAAGTGCCGATGGCGTAAGAAGAGTTCATGTTGATAAGAAGTGTAAAGAGGTCATTGAAGATTTTGAGGAATATAGATACCCAGAATCAGAAGATGGCAAACCAATTAAAGAAGAGCCAATCAAAGATGGTTATCATGACCATGGAAATGATGCTTTTAGATATTTTATAATTAATAGATTTCCAATGAAAAACAGAGAAATGAAAAGGATACAAAGATGATAGATAAAGTAATTAAAGACAGACTTAGTGAAGCTAAGTTACTAAAATCACAATACAGAAGAAAAGAAATCAGGAAATATCTTGATTACTACTCTGGCACTTCTACTGAAGAATACATTAGACCCTACTTTCAAGGAGATGCTTTTAGTGAAATACCACCAGCTCTTCAAAACTTTACAAGAAAATTTATCAATAAAGTAAGTGGCATATATACTTTAGGTGCTAAAAGAAATGTTGAGAATGAAAAATATTTTGAATTAACACCTACCAAAGATGTTAGGATGAAGCATTCTGAAAGAATGACTAGGTTATTAGGTACTATTGCCAATAGAGTATATTGGAATGATGGTAAGTTTGATTATAGACCTATTTATTACTTTGAAGCCTATTTTGATGACAATCCTTTTAAGCCAACAGCAATCATATACCCATTACTTAATAAAACAGCAGATTTATCAGATAACGAAGGTTTGCAATGGGAATACTGGGATTCTGAGAAATATATTATTATGAATGAAGATGGTGATATACAGAATGAAAAAGATAATCCATATGGCATTCTTCCATTCGCTTTTACCCATAGGGAAGACCAAATAGATTCTTTCTTTGTAGAAGGTGCTAATGATATTATCAATTGTAACGAACAAGTCAATATTAGTATGACAGAGATGAATCTAGGATTGAGATTTAATATGTTTGGGCAACCTTGGGTTAATGGATTGAATGCTGACCAGAATATGGTTCGTGCTGGTTCTAATACTATTCTTGATATGGGAGATGATGGTGTCTACAATATTACTAGTCCTAATGGTAATATTATGGAAGCTATCCAGAATATTAAATTCCAAATAGAACTTGTAGCATCTAATAACCATCTATGGATACAATGGGCTGAATCAGGTGGGGAAGTTCCTAGTGGTATTTCTCTCATGGTAAAAGATATGGAGAGAAAAGAGGATTATTATGATGATGTTTCTCTTTGGAGACTATATGAAAAAGAATTATATGATATTGAAAGAACTATTGCTGGATATAATGGTATTTCTTTACCTGAAGAGTTTGGTATAGACTTTTATGAAGTTGAGTACCCTAAGACAGTACAAGACCAAATTCTTAAAGATGAGTTCGACCTAAAACAAAATCTAATCACTCAAGCTAAGATAATGGTAAGAGAGAATAAAGATTTAAGCATAAATCAGGCACAGGCTATTATTGAGGAAAACAAATCATTTAATGAACAAATTGTAGAACAGGAAGTAAATGAAGCTACGGATAGAAGTTAATTACAGTTTTGGCAAACTAGGCAGAGCAATGCCTAAAATTATAAAGGAGTATTTAAATGAATACGCTCAAGGAACAGAGACAGGCTCTAAACAAAACATTGATAAAGGCTTACCTGCGATTAAAAGCTCTACGAAAAAATGGAGAAGAATCAAAGGATACCCAGAAGACCCACCCCTAAAAGCTAGTGGTAAATTGTATAATAGTATAAAAGCTAATAAAAATACTATGGATATTGTACAATATGGTGTTTGGCATAATAATGGGGAAGTACCTACAACACAGGCTAGACCATTTATCTCTACAGATGACAGGACTCGCAATAAAATCAATGCAGATTTTAGAAGAAAAACAAAACAAGCAGTATCTGTCAAAAGAAAATTTGTATTACAAACATAATTGTTACTAGTTTATGTCAATAAATATAAGGAAAGTTGACATGGAACAGGTAGAAGACATTCTAAGTTATCTCAATTCACTAGAATCATTGATAAGAGACTTAGAAAGACGAGTAACAGATTTGTCAGAGATAGAATTAGCAAACAATCAACTATTAGCATCACTTGTACAAACATCTAATAGTATGATGGAACAAGCACAAGACTTTAAGATGCCAAATAACGATGAAATTATGGAAGAATTTGTAAAAGCATCTGCGGAACTAGAAAACTGGGAGAAAAACTAGTGCGAGGGTATAATATAGCAATGTGGTATTGTAAATCATGCTCTTGGTCATGGAAAACACTAAGTTCTATCCTAGAAGACGAAGACCAATGCCCAGAATGCAATTCTCATCAAACCCAAAGAGTAGTTAAACGAAAAGACTTGGCATAAACTCTCATTTTTAGTAAATTTAGGTATGTTGTCGCTCAATGTGAGGACAACTAAATTAACTAGCATATAGGAGTTATTATGAAAATAGCAAAAGTACCCCTTCATTTCAATCGAAATGAGTTTTTAACCCCCTTTGATAGAATGTTTGATAACCTTCTTAGTACTCAATTCCCAGAATTTGAAAAAGATTTTGGGATATCGTTTGAAAAAGGTTCATTCCCCAAAGTAGATGTCGCAGATTACGATGATAGTATTGTAATTATTGCAGAAATCCCCTCTTTAAATAAAGATGCACTAAATATAGATATAGAAGATGGCATTTTAAGTATTAGCGGAGATAAACACCAACTAGATGATGACAATGTTCGATACATACGTAAAGAACTAAAGCACTCATCGTTTAGAAGGTCGTTTCAACTTGGCGATTTATTGGATACAGATAATATATCTGCAAACTTTGAGGATGGTGTCTTAAGGATTGAGATACCTAAGAAAGAACCTACTGTTCCTAAGAAACAAAAAGTAGATATAAAGTAAATAGTTGGGGGCTAAATGCCCCCTTCTTTTTCTTTTGCAATTACTAGCTTTTGCCATTCTTTTTTCTGAGATGGAGTCTTTCGACCTCTGGGTAGAATAGGAATACCTACAGCCATGGCTCGTTCTCTCCATTCTTTGGCAGTCTTTCTTTTATCTTGTTTTGATTGATGTTGAACTTTTATAGAATCTATAACTTGTTGTGGTTTGCGTGGCAGAACTTCTATCTGAGGTTCAATATCCACATATTCAGCCTCGTCAGGCTCTATCTCAACATCACTAGTGACTTCAGTATTAAGGAATTTTTCAAATGGGCTTTGGTGATTAGCTACTTCCACACGCTTAATTAGCTTTCCAGAGTGTTCCAATACTAGTCTCCCAGCTTGTACGTTCCCAGCTTCCGCCTCTCGTATCATACTATTCAATACAGAGGGCAATTTTGACCCAAATGATATCATATACTTCTGATAGAACACCTCAACAAACTCTGGGTCTTTCAACCACTTGTGGATTGTTACAGCAGACACACCTGATTCCTCCGCAACATCTTTAATGCGTGCAGTAGGCTGATTGACCAATAACTCTATAGCTCTAACCTTAGATGGCTTCCAATGGGTAGGCAGATTAACACTCATATCGTCTCCAAACTTTCTAGTTAATTTTACACACTTTATAGAGACTATCAAAGACTTTCTTTTCAAATTTTTTCTAGGACATTCATTTGACCATTTTATGAGTCAGGAGGAATAACAAACCGCTCATAACGCTCATACGCCCTAGGGGGTTGCTAATGAGACTCAGTCTCAATAAGGCTCGGTTGCTGGAACTTAAACATAATATACCAGACTTGCAAGTAATTAAAAAATAAATACTTTTTATGCTTGCATTATATGGGGAGGGGTCGTATAAAAACAAAGTCTTTTTGTTAAATAATAAAGTACCTTAATGAGATTAAGACTCAACAAGTGACCTTGTCAAATGCTATACTCTTTAAAGGCTTGTAAGTATGCCTATATAGTACGTTTAGTATTAAGTGTTATGTATCTATGCCTAGTACTAAGATATACGGATTCAGGCGGTTTCCCTTCGTGAAACTATAACAAAATTAATTTGTTATTGAGACTAGATAAAAATAATTTAAAATAAATTAAAA